TTCAAGGTAAAATTACAATGACAGAACAAAAGTTGAACGCTTTAAAAAACACACAATGGACATAGGATTAAAACTACTTTATATCAAAGGACTTATTCAAAAGAACATTTGGAAAGTCAAACTAACTAGAGAAGAACTACAGGAGAAACGACCTGAAGCTGCAGCTTACATCAACGGAGCGAAAGACACGGAGAACGACTTAAAGCAGGTGCAGTTAGCAATCGTAGAACTTGAGACAGAACTACGCTTACACGGACGAGAAATCAACAGATGTCTGCATATAAACGGAGAACTAAAGAAAAGAATTGAAGAATTAGAACACGAACTTAAATTTAAAAATATTGAACTATGAAAGTAACGGATAAAATAACAATAACAAACGAGGATAATATGGCGTTAATGGCTCGTTACCCAGATAATTATTTTGACTTGGCTATTGTTGACCCGCCTTATGGGATAAATATAAATGTTTCTATGGGCAGAAGAAAAGGAGATAAAAAAAGTAATTACCATAAATTTGCTGGTAATGATAATTCTATTCCTACTGCAGAATATTTTAACGAACTAAAAAGAGTTTCTAAAGAGCAAATTGTTTGGGGCGGAAATTATATGATTGAACATTTAACACCATCGCCTTGTTGGTTGCTTTGGGATAAAGGATTTTCTGAAGATGTTACTTTTGCTCAATTTGAAATGGCTTGGACTTCTTTTACTTCAAGTGCAAAAAAATATGACAAACATCCATCACAACAAAACAGAATACACCCGACACAGAAACCTACTTCACTCTATAAATGGATTCTTGACAAATACGCAAAGCAAGGCGAGAAAATACTTGACACGCATTTAGGAAGTGGAAGCATTGCAATAGCTTGTCACGATTATGACTTTGAATTAACAGCGTGTGAGCTTGACTCCGAATACTATGAAAAAGCGATACAAAGAATTAAAAACCATACAAACCAACAAAAATTATTTTAAAATGAAAAAAGAACACAAATTAGTTGCATTAGCAGCAGTATTACCTGTTTTAGCAGATTGGATTGAAGATTTAAACGACCAATCAGTTTTTAAACGAGATTTGAAACGCAAAGCAAATATGTTAATGCAAGAAATCAGAAGAGTAGATGACCAAGTTTTAAGTATTTACGGAGAGAACCGAGAGCAAATCTACGAACAGCAGGTAGACTTGCAGATTCGTTTTCGTCAATTTGTAGAATCCATAATTGTAGACTGATGCCTAGATGCAAAAACTGCAAACAAAAGTTTGAGCCAATTAGGTTTAATATGAAATACTGCACGGAAGCAATTTGCTTAAGAGCTTTTTCTGACGAAATTAAAGTAAAGCAATGGCAAAAGACCAAACAGAAAATGAAAGCTGAGTTAGAAACAGTACAAGACATTGTAAAAGCAGCTCAGATGGTTTTCAATAAGTACATTCGAGAACGAGATAAAAACGAACTATGTATATCCTGCAAAAACATACCTAAGAAAGTAAACGCAGGACATTTTTGGAACGCTAACAACCATTGGAACGTTCGTTTTGACGAGGACAATGTACACTTGCAATGTGAAAGATGCAATAGTTTCTTATCAGGCAATCTAATTGAGTACAGAGCCAACCTAATTACTAAGATTGGAGCTGAAAGATTCAGTCAGTTAGAAGCCAAAGCAAGGGTAACACGAAAGTTTACAAAAGACGAACTAAAAGAAATTATAAAAAAATATAAAGATTTAATTCGAGAAATGAAATAAAGTATTATATTTGTATCTAACAAAAACCAATTTATTATGAAACATTTATTTAAATCGTTGGCTCAGTTCCAACAAGAAGTGCCTGTAATCCATAAAGCTACGCAAGGCTATGGATATTCTTATTCGGACTTGCCGAAGATTTTTAGTGTAATCAATCCATTGCTAAAAAAACACGGATTAGGATTCACTCAATTAATTAACGAAGGAGATGTATTAACGATTCTTTTTCACGTAGAATCAGGAGAACAAATCCAAAGCTCAACTACTATTCCTCAGAACGTACAACTCAAAGGAATGAACGACTTCCAAGTTCTAGGTTCTGCAATCACTTACATTCGTCGCTATGCGATTAGTGCAATGTTAGGATTAGTAACTGACAAAGATACTGATGCAGGAGGAGAGCAAGTAAAAAACGAACCAAAGAAACAAACTTTAGACGCTAAGAGATTTCAAGACGCAGTAAAAGCAGTTGCTGATGGTAAAATAACACGTGAATCACTAGAAGCAAAGTTTAGTTTAACAGATGGTCAAATCGATATATTGAACGCACTATGAAAGTTAGATGTTCTGCTATAGGAAAAATTATGTCAGCACCTCGCAACAAGAGTGAAGTGCTTTCACAGACTGCAAAGACTTACATCCACGAGATGGTCTTACAGGATAAATACGGAATCAGAAAAGAATTCAGTTCACGTTACACAGACAAAGGTAATGAAGTTGAGAACGAATCAATCAACCTAGTTAACGAAGTTCTGGATGTAGGATTTATTTACAAGAACGAGGAGTCATTTCAGAACGAATGGATTACAGGAACACCGGACGTAAACACGGAGCAAGTATTGTTAGACGTTAAAAGCTCTTGGGATGGTTCTACCTTTCCGTTTTTTGAAACTGAGATACCTACAAAGGATTACTTCTACCAACTGCAAGGATATATGTGGCTCACTGGCAAACAACAATCAATGCTTTGTTATTGCTTAGTTGACACACCTGAATTAATGGTTGAGGACGAGATTAGACGCACTCACTGGAAACTTAACCTTATGGAAGAAAGTTTAGATCTTCGCGATGAGATCCAAAAGAAGCACATCTTTAGTCACATTCCTAAGAATAGACGTGTAAAGGTATTCTACGTACAAAAAGACGAAGCAGTCATTGAACGAATCAAAGAACAGGTAGAGCTTTGTCGTGAATATTACAACACTTTAATAAATTTCTTATGAATCAACTAATAGAAGACCAAATTGTATTACGTGTTTTAAGCCGATTTGCCGAACGAAGTCAAGTAGGAATAAACAAGTACAACACAACGCTAGAAAGAACCGACCTAGACACGTTACAATGGCTTACACACGCACAAGAGGAAGCAATGGACTTTGTACTTTACTTGGAACGACTGAAAGACGAATACAAGAGCAAAGATGTTTCACGAACAATGCCTAAATAAACACCGATGATAGATATTAGAAAAGGAGAAGTAATAGAAGAATTGAAAAAAATTCCAGATTCCAGTATAGATGTAGTAATAACAAGTCCTCCCTATTGGAAAGGATTTGGATATGAAGCATATTTTAATAGTTATTCACAATATTTAAGATGGAGCAAAGAATGGATGAAGGAAATAAAAAGAATCCTAAAACCAAATGGAACATTTTATTTGAATGTTATAAACGATAGCGAAATAACTATAAGGGCATTTGAATTGATGCAAATAGCAACTGAAGAATTGATGTATAAGTTACACGAAACAATCATTTGGTATAGATACAATCAACAACCAGCTAACACAAATAGACAATTAACTAATCAATGTGAATATGTTTTTATGTTTAGACATAGTTCAAATGGAGTTGAGTTAGATAAAGTAAAAGCGTACGAATTGAATCCACATATATTTAAAACAAAGAACGTAGGTAATGTTTGGGAGATTCCTTTTAATAGTGGTTCAAAATCACAAATAGAATTTGGAAGAAAAGAAACAAAATCTAAATTTGGACATAGTGGATTTCCATTAGAAATACCTCAAACTTGCATAACTTTAAGTTCAAATGAAGGAGATACAATACTTGATTGTTTTGTCGGTACTGGTCAAAGTGCTATTGCTTCGATACAATTAAATAGAAACTTTATAGGTATAGATTTAGATGAAAACGCTATTAACATTACAAAAAAACGAATACAAAACTATTAACCAAAAGGGGTAAAAATTACCACATATCGTAAATAGAAATGATAACTAAACAACAAGAACAATGAAACAAGATAAGTCAAAGAAAATAGAGAAAAGACTTTTTTTCTTAAAAAACAAAATACTTTATTGTAAAGCAAATTTTTTAAAGCCACATTATTTTCAGCAACAATTAGAAGTTGAAACAAACAAATGGTTCAAGCAAAGAAGTGAAGAATATAAACAACAAGAACAATGAAAGAGAAAACACTAGCGATAATCGGATTCTTATCCGCAGTCGCATTACTAATTACCTTAGGAACGTTGTTCGCAGCTTGGGTATTCAAAGGAGCATTTTAAACGTAAACAATAAAAACAAATACAAATGGAAAACAAGTTAAACACGGGAGCAATCTTCAAAAACACGAACAAGAAAGCGGAGAATCATCCTGATTACAAAGGAAAAGTAAACGTAAACGGCAAAGAAATGGAAGTTGCGTTATGGGTAAAGCAAGGTAAAGCAGGATCATTCTTCTCTGCAGCATTCTCAGAGCCTTACGTTGCACCAGCAACAATGGAAAGAATACCTGTATCTGATGCAATGGACGATGGACTTCCCTTCTGATGTACGTTGACGAGGGAGGATTGCGAAAGCAATTAGAGATTTTGCTTCGTACCAAAACACGAAACCAAATTGTGCAAGAGATAAAGTCAAACACAGGAAGATTCCACCAATACCAAATTGAC